TGTCGCCTCGCAGCGTATATCCTGTATAGTCATTGCCGACTATCGATATTTTCAGCCTTTTAAATTCCTCACCGCTCGGCACGGAAAAAGACGGCATCGTAAAAACTTCTGTCGTACCTCCAACGATCGTCTTCGCCGCGTTTACGGAATAGGTTGCCATCTTTTACACTCCTCCGCCTGCCAGCAGCGCCAGTGAGTTGTCACTGAGCACCTTCCAGATATGCCTGCCCATAGTCATGCTCTTGGTCACTACGCCGTCCGTGATATAAAAGGCATTGCTCGTCACATACGCTACCTTGCTTTCGCCCTGGTAGAACGCCAGCTCGTCCATCGTGAATGTGGCCATCCTCGCCGCTGTGTCCAGCGTCCCGTCCTGCTTTGTCACGTTCTCACCGATGGCTATGCCGTACTTCATGTTTACCGGGTCCACCAGTCCGCAGAATATGTACTGGTTTATCCGCCGCATGAATCCGCTGGTATCCGTCTCCAGCCCGCTGATCCGTTCCTCAAAGTGATAGTCCTGCAGGATGCCCTGCGCCGTTGCCCGGATGTTCGCCTGCAGTTCCTGCTCATAGGTACCGAACTGCTCACTCAGCGCCGTCACGCTTCCGTTCAGCTGGGTGCTGATCTCCTGCATTTCCGTCCGCACGATTTCCGCTGTCTTGACTATCATGCTCTTCAGCGCGTTGTTCTGTGCCTCCCGGTTTTCTGAACTCTCCCGGATCACGCTCTGCGTCTCAGGCGTCATCTGCTCAATCGTGATGGTCATCAGTGCTGTGTTCAGCTTGTCGCTTACTGTCATCAGGTAGCTGTACAGCTGCGCCAGCTGTTCATTCTCCGTCCCCCGCAGCATCGGCGGGCTGTCAAAGAATGTGTTAGCCATCACCGCCCACCTCCATGATCCGGCTGATGTCGTAGATCCTCGCCTCTCCGTGTCCCGTGATTTTAAACCTGATATGGTCGCACCGTTTCGGAATCACCGGCAGCTGGAACGTCCGCAGGTCATGCCCCCGCCGCTCCCCGATGTATTCATACAGCTTTTCGTCATATTTGATCCACAGCCGCATGAAAGCCTCCGGGTCCAGCATCATACGGATCTTGAACAGACTCAGGTACTTCGCGTTCCGCACCCGCTTCGGGTCATCGTACATTCCCTGGTATGTTGTCCCCGTCAGGTCGAACTCCGCCGCCCAGTCAAAGTCCGGTTCCTCTGTCCCCGTGCTGCCGTTCACGCTCACCAGAGTGTTGTGCTCTTCATCTATGAAGTACAGTTCATCCTCCGCCGCGCCGAATCCCAGCGCCTGCGTGCTGTCTTCCTTCCACCAGTTTTTGTGCTTTGTGTCATAGCAGAACATCCGCCAGTTCTCGTTCGCGTCCATCATGCTGATGTAATACTTGTCACCCAGCACGCCCGCCCTGGCGTCACTGTACAGGATGTCCCCCAGCTGTTCGCTCACCATTTCCGGCATGTTCCCGTCATACACCATTACGCCGCTGCGGGCCTTGTAGTAGATGTTCTCCGCCACTACCTGAACACTCCGCCAGCATCCCCGTTGTACGCCCCGGGCCATTGTCGTCTGAATACTGAAATTGGAAGGAAGCGAACCGCTCACACGGTGTATGCAGTTTTCCTTAAAAAATACCGGATACCCGCGCTGTGTGATGGCGCCTGTGAAAGCGCCGTCCGTGCCAACGCTTGCCGCGTAACTGTCCGTGCTGATGCCCATAAAGCAGTTCCAGTTCCTGAAGTCACCAAGCTTGCTGGCCCTGATCTCGTTCACGATCTCGTCATCCACCAGACCGTACTTGCAGCCCCACAGCCGGTTATTGCTCTCACAAACATAATCCATGTCCGGGATCTTCAGGTCCGCATGAATCTCAACGTCCGCCAGCTGGTCCTGGCTCTCGCTCAAAAGACCGGCTACCACGATATAGTTGTCACCGCAGAAATAGATAATATTGCTGGCGTTCAGCGCGTCCACCTGCGCTATCACCTTCGGGTCCTGGCTCACGCTCTCAAAACCGCTTATGGTAATGGCGTCATACTCTTTCAGCCCGCTGCCTATACCCGTTGCGCTGATCTTTACATAGGTGGTCGCTACCTCCACCCATTCCGCCGTTGCTTCGCTCCACTGCTTCAGCACATCATTTGTTCCGCTTGTATCAATCCACAGGGCGCCGTTATTCGGGTCATCCGGTGCTGTCGCCGCCCTGGTTATTTCCGTCATGTCATAATCCGTACCGTCCCCCCGGCACATACTCAGGCTCACATCCGCCCCTGTGACGCCAGCCGCCGGCCACATCCGTTCCATGCTGCCGTAATCATTCAGGTCCGCCGTGTTAAAGTAAACCTTGTCGGGCCAGATCAGCACATAAGCGCCGAATGATACTATTTTTTTCGGCTGTGCCTCCGCCGCTGCGCTCACACTCAGGCCGTCCACCTTCACTAAGTTGTAATAAACCTCTGTCCCCCGGATGTATACCAGCTGGTCCCGGCCATGGATGCCCGTCAGCGGCACCGGTGTCTCATTTTCCACGTCAAAGGAAGATATGCCCCGCTTTTTGCGCAGGGACAAAAGCGGATAATGATCTCCCGACATGTTCATCATGTCGTACATATCACCGTCCGCGATAATTTCATTATGATTGTATCCCCTGAAAGCGCTCGTCACTTTGACCGTCTGCTGCCCGGGGATCAGCTGCTGCATCGGTTTCATATACTCAGCTCCCTTACCCTGCTGATCGGCATGTTATGCCTTGTCCACCTGTCGCTGGCTTCGTCATAGGCATGCTGGAACAGCGAGTAATCATTATTGAACTTGTCATACTCCATGTTCTGCTGGTCAATCTTGCTGATCACCCAGTACACATACAGCATCCCGTCAGCGCTTCCCATAATCAGCGCAGTGGTTCCGTCCGTGTCATTGTCATAGTCCGGCGGCGTCTCCTGCTCCGCTGTATGCTCATGGGTCATCACGATCTCGTCATGGATAATGCTCTCAATCTCGTTGATAAAACCGATCTTCGCGCTCCGGCTCATCATGTTCGGCTTCATTTCGTCAACCTTGGCCAGCACCTGCTCAATCGTCATCTTTAACTCTCCCTTCTGAAAAAACAGGCGGAAAGAACACACTCTGCCCTTCCCGCCTGTCGTGCATGGTCATCAGCTCCCGCTGCGGATCTGTTCCTCTTTGTGCGGATTCATTAACGGATCGTAAACTTCCAGGCTGTTCTTGTAGTCCGCCGCGTGTTTTTCGCTCCGCAGCGTATCCACCAGCACTATGGCGAACGGCAGCCTCATTTCCTGCCACTCGTCATTCGCCGGGATCTGCACGCTCCGGCCGTTCACGTTAATCCAGTACCAGGGGTCCTCGCTGGGTGCCTTATGCGGGACAATCAGCCCCGCCTTTACCTCAAACAGGTCTTTTCCTTCCGCGAGAGCTTCCTTTTCAATCCGGTGGATCCGGTCATAGTCGCTCTCGCGTCCCCCGCCCGGACGCCGGGCCGCCTGCTGCTTCTGCAGCTCCGCCAGTTCCTTTTTCAGCCGTTCGTTTTCCGCTTTCAGGTCCGTGTTCTTGTCCGCCGGTACCTCCGCCTGCTGTTTCAGTTCCTCAGTCTGCACTTTCGCGGGTTTCTCGTTTGCCATGTCTTTACCTCCTCTGCCCTTTAGGTGGGCGATCCCTTATTGGTTCTTTACAGTTTCACCAGGATGCCGGCGCTCACCAGCTGGGCCACGACTGCCGCGTCCACGGTGATGGCCGTTCCGTTCACAACGGCGCCGTAAACGCCGCCGTTCGCGCTCTTCTGCAGGGTCACGTTCTTGGCCAGGGTGGTCTTGGTGCCGTTGATGTTGATTTCCACATCCTCGGTCACGGCGTAAACGTTGTTGCCCTTGGTCTTCAGGTAAATCACAACGTCCGCCTCGCCCATGGTGAACTTCTTGGTGCTGGCGTTCACGGTCACGCCGCCCGCGATCACTTCATACTCGTCCAGCTCATAGCCGCTGGCGAAAACCACCGTCAGGGTCACTTCCGCGTTCTTCTGCACGTCAGTGTCAGCGCTGGCAGTAAAGGTGGTCACGCCCGCGTCCTTGTACAGGGTCACGCTGTGGCCGCCGGCGAAATACTGCAGGTTCAGTTTCATTTTGCCTTGTCCTCCTTTAATCGGTAATGCCCGGCGGGGCTGTCCGTCCCGCCGGGTGTGTCCCGCTGTTAGGCAGCGGTAATGTTCTGGGTTTCGATCTCGCTGTAGCTGGAGCCATGCCACACAGTGACCATCCGCTCCTGGTACAGGATCCGTGCTCCGAATTCGAATTTGCATCCGCAAGTGCCGAATTGTTCGATCGGTCCGCCGACTTCCTTGCGGCTCTTGATGATGGTTTCCAGGCCGCCGCCCTCCACGTCGATCACGGCAAAGGCGTCCTTCGCCAGCAGGATGCTCTTGTAGGTGGCGCAGTCGTCGCCGTCTTCCTTGATCACGGGCGCGTTGTCGCTCTCAATGAAGCGCACGCCGTGCATCCGGCCGACTTCGCCGGTGAAGATCTCCTCAACGGCCGCGTACTTGTGGGCCTCAATCCACTGGGTGTCGTTCCGCAGGTCCTCGGTGGTGTCTGGATGGATCACCATCACGTAATACTGGCCGGAATACTTCAGGCCCTTCGCGCTCTTCTTGATCATCGTGGTGGCCTTGTTGACCATCCGCGGGGTCAGGTTGCAGTCATAATGGCTGGTATGGATGGCGCTGATCAGGCCCGCCTTGCTGGTCGGGGTGGAAGCATAGGAGCCGCTGTTGTAGGCGTCCGCGAACAGGATCTGCGTGCCGTTCAGCAGTTCGTTCCTGGTCAGGATGTCCATGGTCAGGCCGGCCGCCGCGCCCAGTTCCTCAACGGCCGCGGTTTTGATGTCGTCGATGGCGTGCACATCTTCCAGGTCGGAAATGGCAACATAGTCGCCCCACTGGGTCAGGCTGCAGGTGATGGCAACCTGGCTCATCTTCTTGCCGGTCGGGATGACGCCCTCGGTCAGCTGGCTTACGCGGCCCAGGGTCTTGAACCGGCGGAACTCAACGGTCCTGCCGTGGTTGGCCGGCAGCGCCTGCCTCTTGCCCAGCTGGGCAAAGAACAGTTTGTCCCTGGCATTGTCCAGCAGGGTGGTGTCGAAATAGGTTTTGTTCAGGCTTTCCAGCGAATAGTCGCTGTCGAAAGCAGTCAGGTCGCCGGAGTACGCGTTCCGGTAACCCAGGGTTGTGTTGACCAGTGTGCCCGCTTCGGCAAACCACTGGAGATTCAGTTTAATCATTTTTTCCTCCTTCTCAGGCAAAGTCCCCTCCCCTCACAAGGCCTGAGAGAACTTTCCGCCTGTATTCGTCACGTTGCGGTCTTGTCATCTTGCTGAAGTCCTGCCGGACTCCTGCCGCGGGTGCAGTCTGGCTGTTCATGGCGCCCTCAACCGGCCGGGCCTTTCCCGCTTGGATCGTCTGCGCCGCCTGCTGCTGTGCCCGGTTCATGCCATAGGCCACCAGCTGCGGTTCAATCTCCTTCCAGTGAACTGTCCGGTATGCGTCTTCCACACTCAGGCCCACGCTCGGATGTGTCAGCTTGCGGAACTGCTCGTTCTGCATTTCCGCCTCCAGATTGAAATCCGGCCACCGCTGTTTCATCTGCTCGGCCTGCTCCGCCATCCTGCTGAAATGATCACGCCACATGGCCTGCTCAATGTTCTGCTGGTCCTCCGCCTGCCTCCGGTCATGCTCATCCTGCAGCGCTTTAAACTGCTTATACTTTTCGATGGTCATGCCGGCCGCTTCGGCTTCCTCGGCGTAATTGCTGTCATCGTCAACCACCAGTTTGATCAGGTCCTGAACCGACTCCGCCCCTGCTTTTTTCATCAGGATGTCCACCATCGGCTGGAGCTCGTCCAGCTGGGCTTTCGCGTCGCTCTGGTTCTTGAACCGGTCCTGGATGGCCGCCTTGACGTCAGCGCCGTACAGGTCCTTGAACTCGCCTTTCTTGGCCTGATCCCATTTTTCCTGAATCGTCATTTCATGAGGCGCTTCCGCGGCCTGTGCCGGTGCTGCCTCCGCCGGTGCTCCCGCCGGGGCCTGCTGCTGCGCCGCAGGTTTCTGGCCATAAACCCTGCGCAGTTCCGGGTGCCGTTTCATCTGCCTTGACAGCTCCGCAGCGACCTGAGCTGATTGCACCTGCTGTCCGTTCGGAAGGGTGTCACCCACTCCGATGTTCACCGGTCCCTCGGTGCCTGTTACTGCTGCAGCGGATCCTCCGCCCGCCGTTTCCGCCGGCGCTGCTGCGGCCGCGGCGCCGTCTTCCGCGAAAAACTGAAGATCCATTACGATTCTGTTCATTTGGTTCTCCTCTCTGCCCGTTGGTGGGCGATCCCTTGTATTTATTATCTAACTTTTATCCCTTTTATTGCAGGGACACCCCCTGCTCAGTCAGGTCTGCTGGCCTGTTCCGCCCGCATCCTGGCGTTCCGCACAATACCGTTCTCGTTCGCTTCCCTCGGCGCGTCCGCCGCGTCACTCGGCGCGATCATCCCTGCCACGCCTTTCCCTCCGCCGGATATGGCCGCCGCCGCGCCTCCCGCGTCCTGCGCCACGCCCTGGATCACCATGGCCAGCTGCTGCGCCGCCGCCTGGTCATACCGCTGGGCCAGCGCCATGGCAATCTGCGCCACTTTCATCAGCGTCTGCTGCATGGTGCCGTTCTGCGCGATCTTCTGCATCAGCTCATCCTTGCCCCGGAAGTCCATCATTTCCAGCAGCATCAGCGCCTGGTCCGTCATCTGCGGGTTCATAATGCCCATCGTGTAAAGCTGGATGGCCAGCTCGTTGTTGCTCAGCCGGGTGTAGGCGTTCTCCCGCTGCACCCGCACGTCTATGTCGAACACCGGCAGCCTGTACCCCGGTTCCTGTCCCGGCATGTTCGGCACTTCCTGCATCTTCAGGTGCGCGTTGCTGTACACGATGAAGTCCTGCTTGTTGTCCTCCCCGATGATGCGGAACTGCCGCGGGATGTCATAGAACTGCCGGATGCGCTCGATCACCATCGTCACGATCTCTTTGTATGCGTCGTAACTGCTGTTTATGCTGGCCTTGCTGCTCCGCCCGCTGTCCTCTTTCAGGGCCGCAATCGCGCTGGCCGCCGTCACGCCCGCCGGTACGCCGCCGTTGTTCACGTCCGTGTTCCCGCAGACGAACTTTACCTCGTCAATCTTCTGGTTCAGCATGTTCAGGGCCTCCGCCCCCATGCTGTTCACTTCCCACGGCCGCAGGCTGTCCACGCCCAGGTTCCCCTTCGTGTGGATCAGCGGCTTGCTCACATCAGCAAATTCCTCTTCGTTGATGCTTCCCGCGCTGTTAAAGAAGTACCTCGGGGTCGCTCTCGCCGCCGCGTTCTTCACCATGGCCTGGCTCATGGTGTCCACGTCCATCTGGCTGTCCTTTCCGATGTCGATGTATCCGTACCCCGCAGGGCTTCCGGCTACCGGGAACAGGGGATCCAGCACAAACGGATAATTGCCGTCATGGTAGTATCCTTCCTCGTCCCCCTCGTCCTCGCTGGCATACAGCACAATCTCGTCCACGTACTTGCAGTATTGGAGCACTTCCTGCCCGCTGCTGTTCATGGCCTTGTAATACCAGTCGATCACCGGGATCTTGCCGTCCATGTTCACGTTGTCATCCGTCTTGTACTGCTTCACGGAGAGCTTGCTGCCTCCCTTCAGTTTGCCCTTCAGCTGCGGATACTGCCCTTCCAGCGCTTCCTTGTTCTCATAGCTCACATAGAACAGGTTCGGGCTGTCCTGTATGTTCTCCACGCCGCTCTCCCAAAACAGGTTCAGGATGTTCACCTTTTTGATGTCAATGTCACCCAGCCCCCGCAGCTTCCTGGCGTTCCAGAACACGCCGTAAACGCCTGTGCCCTCTGTCGGTTTCTGCCAGCATATTTCATCGTATGTCTTGTTGAACTTGTTCAGCGCCATCACATAGGGGACAATCTTCCCCAGGATGTTGGCCTCGCTCTTGTCCTCCGACGCCCTTGGCAGGATGATCGGCTCCGGCCTGCTGTCCACAAAGTCAGCGTGCTTGCCCACAATCGAATTCCACAGCCAGCCGGTATTGCTCTTCCTCCGGGCCGCGCCCTTCACGCCCCGCTCTTTCTCGATCTCTTCCCAGTTGTTCAGCTTCCACCACTGCTGGCTGGCGATCACCCGCCGGTCCACACTGGCCTTGCCGCTCTGGTATTTGATCAGCGTTTCCGTTGCCTTGATCAGCCGCTCCGGGTTCATCCGCGTCCCCTTCGGCGCGTTCTCTCCCCGGAACATGGCCATGCCGCTGTTCTGCACTTCCTCCGCCGCGCCCATCTGCTCACCCAGCCGGTAAGCCTCCGCCGCTTCCGCCGTCCGGGGTTTCGTCAGCAGGTCCAGCTCGTCTTCCTGTGCCTCCGCCGGCTGTTTCCGCTGCGCCCTGAATCTCTCCCTCATTGCGTCCAGTAATGCCATGCCCTTATACCTCCCTCAACTCAATATACTGCGGATATGCCTCCGCCAGCATCCGCAGCCCCGTCACCGCGAATCTGAAATAATGCTCAACCTCCGCCTGGTATTCCCTCGCCGGGTCCGCGTCGATCAGCATGTATCCCTGCTCCGGGTTCCCGGTCCAGTCCAGCCCGGTCCGCCCTAATATCTCCATTACCTCCAGCGCCTTGATCAGCGTCTGGCTCAGTATGCTTTCCGCGCAGCACACCAGGTCCTTCCCCGCCTCCGCGCTTCCCGCGTGCCCTTTCATTTCCAGTTTCAGGTTCTTCCAGTCCATCCGTATCTTTGTCATGCTCTTCCTCCGTACTGGTTCAGCGGGTCCGCTCCGTATGCCGGCTCGTACTGCGGCGTTTCAATCATGGCCTTGATCACGTTCTGCATGGCGACATACCTCCACATGTCGGCGGCGTGGTCCTCCATCTTCGTGTTCACGTCCTCCACGTCGTTCGGGTCATGCTCCAGCAGCGGGATCGTCCTGATGAATTCCTTGCAGGTCGTGAAAACGTAAAACTTCGGGAAGCCCTTCTCGTCAAACTGCAGCCGCAGCCTGCACTGCTCCCAGCCCGGGATCCGCCTGCTGTCCGATGGGATGAAGTAAACCCCGCACTCCGCCGCCGTGTCCGCAATGCTGATGCCCGTGCTCTCCTTCTGGAAGATGGCCTTGTCAGCAATCCCGATGATCTCCCGCCCTTTTAGGTTCGGATCTGTCTGCTCAATCTCGTAAACCTTGCGGAAGATCTTTTCACTCGTCCATCCCACGCCCTGGTCAGGCAGGCTCTCGTTCCCGCTCTTCTGCACGCCATAGAGTTCACGAAAATGGTAAAGGGTCCCCCACTCATCACACGCGAACCAACCGACCGAAAACGGCCGGTAACTCCCCCAGTCAAAGCCCCTGTATATCGTCCAGTGCTTCGGTATCGGGAACGGATCAATCACATGGGTCCAGCGCCTGTCCTCATAATGGTCTGGCAGGTTGTGGAAGTCGAAATACTGCCCGCTGAATATGTCCCAGCTTCCGTACAGCCAGGCATCCCGCAGTTTCGGCGGAAGGTTCCGCAGGAAACTCACATACTCCGGGCTCCGCTCCATCAGGATGTCGTTGTCCGTCACCATGGCCTGGATGAAACTGTAGTCCTCCGGTTTCTCATCCTCCTTGTAAACCCTGTCCACAAACAGCCGCTTGATGTACTGGTGCCCCGGC